ATATTAATTATATATCAACACACAAAGGTCAATCTGGCCTTTGAATCGCCTTTTAAAAAAGTATCTAAGATTGGCCATGAATCCAAGATTGGTCCTAATTTATTACCTATACATTCACACATCAAATTATCAAATACTAACACTAGTGTCAGAAATAAATTAATTTTTATCAAGAATAGGACTCGACCTGAGGATGAGTATGCCAAGTTGATAGGTGTGGGTACTAATGATGTTGTTTTTACAAGTCATAATTATTCTCCGCTAGATTATTACATGTCATATTGTAAGCGAATATGCCCGAGATTAAAAGATGCACCAGAATCATTCTTTCCTAAGATGAAAGTTTATGTTGATGCTTGGCTTAGAGAAAATCTTGTACCACTTCCTTATATACCCGATACTAAGGACTTGCATTTGAAATGGATCCGTGATGAGGCGCGTTATACTGTTGCTAGACAGAAGCAGTTGGAAAAGGCGCTTGACAGTATTTACGAGACACCCATTTATGAGCGAGATTATGTCTGCAAAGGGTTTGCTAAAAAAGAATTCTTTGAAGAGGAGAAGCTTACAAGATATATTTGTTCTAGATCTGACCGTTTTAAAGTTGCAGTAGCCCCCTATATTAAAGCAATTGAACATGAGTTTTTCTCGCTACCTTATTTCGTGAAAGGTGAGAGCTTGTTAAATCTTGGGACGAAATTTGAACGTCTTTTGGGTTTTCCTTATTATATACAAACTGATTATAGTTCATTTGAATCGTCGTTTAAACCCGAATATATGGATGTAGTTGAGTGTGAGTTGTTTCGTTATATGTTGCAGAATAACAAAGAGATATTAGACCTGGTCATGGGTGTGTATTATCAGAGGTTGAAAAATGGGGAATATCAATATAGAATTAACGAGGTGCGAAATAAAAATTTTCGATTTTATGTGCAGGGGTCGAGAATGTCAGGAGAAATGTGGACATCGTTGGCCAATTCATTTTCCAATTTACTAAATATGTTCTTTATTTGCGATCAAAAAGGAATGCGTCGTATGGACATAGATGGTTTAATTGAAGGTGATGATGGTTTGTTTGGATTAACATCTAATGACTTAACTGCAGAGGATTTTGAAAATATCGGTTTTAAGGTGAAGATGAAGATTGTTAAGAGTATTGAAGAAACTAGTTTTTGTAGTTGTTATTATAATTTGTCCACAAAACATATTTTACTAAATCCTGAAACGTTGGTGCGATTGTTTTGGACCTTCGAAAAGAAATATTTTAACAATTTTAGGCCGTTGTTGAATTGGAAGGCGAAGAGTGCTTTTGTGATGGGAAAGTTTACACCCATTTTATCTCCAGTTTGTTTGAGACAAATACAAGATAATCCTGACACAGGAGATGATGTTTATGAGGGCAATGGATGGTGGGAGAAGAAGTGGTGTAGTATCATTAAAAACTATTTGTTCGTTCCAGAGGAGATCATGGATGAAGATCGTGTGTTTTACAGTCGTATATTCGGAATCACGCTTAACGAACAATTTTCAATGGAGTCAATAGCTACCACGTCCGAGAAGCCATTTTATCCAGTTAGGTTCTTACCGGACGTGGACAACACTATAGCGTTGCGCTTCTAAAGTTGTAGATTACGACCACAACCGGGATCGCTTAGTACGTTCAGGGACCGCATTCTTGTTCGAGGTGGCTATAAAATGCTGCCTTGATACTTTTGCGAACCACCTGGATTTCTAAGTTTTGGTCTGCATTGAGACTGGCTCCGTGTGCATACGGTTAATCCGAATTGCAACGTCCCCCGGTTTAACGCCGTTATGCCTCCGGCGATTACAAAATAATACATTTTGTGCTGTTAGATTACAACATCTTAAAAGTTGAAAATTATGTACAATGGTCGTTTTAATCAGCGTTTCCCGCGGAGAGGTGGATTTAATCCTAACTTTGGTGGGTTTCGCCCTCGCCCTAGATTTGGTTTCGTTACTCCTCGTCGGAGAAATGGTCGTGCTTTTTTAATACCAAATGGGAATCGTATGTTACCTGCTTTACCGATGCCACCTCTTCGTATTAATAACAATATTAATAACGGAAATCGCAATCAGAGGAGAAATCGTAATAGGAGACAAAATCGTCAGCCTCAAGTCAATATAAATGCCCCAGTTCGTATTGGTAACACAATGCCAACCACCTTTAAAATGAATGGGAATTCTTGCAAGTTTATTCAGCCGCTTACAGACTCGTATTTTCGTACTAATCATTGTGTTGTGCCTTCCAATCCATTATTTTACGGGGGAAGAATGGGAAATTTTACAAAAATGTTCTCTA